CCTACACCCAGTTATGGACAGGTTCCCCAGTTTTACCAACCACAAGTACAGCCTACTGTTCCTTATCAAGTTCAGCAGACAGCACAGATTATTAGTGGCATGAACTGGGTTCAAGGTCCGTCATCTGTCAAATCAGCACAGCAACCAGCAAATTCGATTTGCGTGTATTTTGACAGTGATCCAGGTAATGAAAACATTCATTACATTAAAACGACAGACGCTTTAGGCCGGTGCACAAGCTTAAGTGCTTTTCGTTCGGAAGAAATCCCGATTGAAGAAGTTGGTGTACCAAAGAGCAACATACAGCCTGTAGACACATCCGGATTTGTAACGAAAGACGAATTCGAAAGTATGCTCGATGAGTACTTCCAAAAGCGAAGACAAAATAAGGGAAATTACAAAAAGGAGCATACGAATAATGCTATTAACGACGGCAGTAAGTAACGCAGAGGTTACATTACAAACAATATTAGCTTGGGCAGGTGCAGTTACAATTATTATCACGGCAATAACGAATTTAAGTAAATTGTTTGCGCCATACAAAAAGCTACAAGAGAAAGTTAATGACCATGAGGATAGACTCAAAGACGGTGATGACAAGTTCGATGAATTCGAAAAATACCTAAATCACAATTCAGACATGACGAAAGAGATATGCAAATCTTTGATTGTCATAATGAATCATGAAATCACCGGAAATGGGATCGATAAACTCAAGGCCCAGCAGGAGCAGCTTCAGAACTTTCTCATTGACAAATAATTTCAAAATGTGGAGGTAATTACTTATGAAATTATCTAACAAAATTTACGACATCCTTAAATGGATCGCTATCATTGTATTGCCAGCATTGTCAACACTCATTTCTGTTGTATTCAAGATTTGGGGCATTGCTTATGGTTCCGAAATCGCTCAGACCATCACTGCAATTGCAACTTTCTTAGGCGCAGTTCTAATGGTTAGTAACGCAACCTATAAAAAAGATAATCAGTAGATATGTCTCCGGTATTCGTATATTACAACCCGAATCCAGTAGGAAGAACCGTTGGCGATTGTGCTGTACGTGCAATAGCTAAGGCTCTCGGTATCGATTGGGAAACGGCATATGCAAAACTTTTTGTTAATGGTATGCAGATGGGCGATATGCAGAATAGTGATGCTGTATGGGGTTCTGTTTTAAGACAGAATGGATTTTACAGATCTGCTATTGAGAATACTTGCCCTGATTGTTATACCGCAGAAGATTTTGCGCTAGACCATCCAATCGGCATATATGTATTAGGATTCGGTAAACACGTATCTACAGTAGTTGATGGTGTTATATACGATTCTTGGGATTCATCTAGAGAAATACCTCAATATTATTGGTACAAAAAGGAGTTTTGACATCTTGGCTAATGCATTTTATGATAGGTACCATGGCGCCCAGCAACCACAGCAACCTCAACAGGCGCCTCAACAACTGAATAATCCAATGAATCTGTTTCAACGCTTAATGCAGTTTAAACAGAGTCTTACAGTAGATCCGAAACAGCAAGTTATGAATATGCTTTCTGGCGGACAGATCTCACAAGAGCAGTTAAACCAGGCTGCTCAGCAAGCTAACCAGCTTTACGGGCTTTTTAAGTTTTAGATGTATCAGTTCTTTCAAAATGAGTAGGTGCACATGCTTAGATTGAATAGGGCTTTTACAAATAAATGACATCATAGGAGGTTAAAGTTATGGCTTTAGCAGACAACAATGGAATGGTTATGCCTGTAGCTCCAACCGGAGGAAACTTTGGTGGAGATTTCATGGGCAACGGTAGTGGATGGTGGATTATTCTACTGTTCATCTTACTTGGTTATGGTCGTGGATACGGCTTTGGCGGCGGCAATGATGGCGGATATCCTGTTCAGCAGGGATTCAATCAGGCAGCCCTCCAGGGTGGTATCAATGATATTCAGCAGGGAATCTGTAACGGATTCGCTAGTGCTGAAATCGCAGCTAATGCAAGACAGTTAAGTGATATTCAGTCCATGAATGCACTTAGCACACAGTTTGCAAATTGTTGCTGTGAAAACAGATTAGGGGTCGCAGATCTAAAAGCTACGGTTCTTGCTGAGAACTGTGCCGATAGAGCTGCTGTAGGTGATGGTATTCGTGATATTATCGTAAACCAGAACCAGAATACTCAGCGTATCATCGATCAGATGTGCGCAGATAAGATTGATGCTAAGAACGAGAGAATTGCTGAATTACAACAGCAGTTATACATGCGTGACTTAGCAGCTTCTCAGGCTGAACAGACTGCAGCACTTCAGGCAGGTCAGAGAGCTCTGGCAAATGAAGTTGAGCAGTATGTTCTTCCAACACCTCGTCCGGCATATGTCGTAGCAAATCCTAATTGCTGCCAACAGTTTGGCGGTTGTGGATGCGGCGTTGCTTAAGGAGGTGACACCATGGCTGAATATTTAGCTAATGCAGTTCAGGATGTGGCTCTTAATGAGCCCGTCTTGATGGATGCTTCTATCCCGTGCAATCGTGGGTATGTTATTCATGAAGATGGCACTGGGGTTTTTATTCTACGTGGTATCGTAAATAATCCTACTTGTAGACGAGCTAGGTACAAACTGGAGTTCAATGGAAATATTGCAATTCCAACTGGTGGCACTGTAGGCCCAATCGCTGTAGCAATTACTTTGAACGGCGAAACAAGACCTACCAGTAGAGCTATCTTTACACCAGCGGCTGTGGGCACATATGGTAATGTAACTTCTGTTGCCCATATTGACGTTCCAGCTGGATGCTGTTTCTCTGTATCCGTACGTTATGTAAACGGTAATACTGACCAAACAGCTGTACCTACACCATCAATTCAGGTTATCAACGCTAATCTTGTAATTGATAGAACCGCATAGGAGGATTATATTTATGAAAAGTAACGCAGTCGAAAAGCTAAAAGAATTAAAAGAAGCCGCTATCGACGAGATGGTATCCTATGCTGAAAAGAAAAGCGGAAAGCTTGAAGCAGCAGATTGGGATGTTATCGATACTCTCGCTCATAGCGCAAAAAACCTTTGCAAGACAATTGATGCTCTTGAAGGTAAAGGTGAAATGGCTTATGCAGGCCCTTATTACAGTGATGGATATTCTGATAGAGGCAACTCTTACATGTATTCCGAAGCTGGAAGAGGACGTGGAAGCAACGCCAACAGGGATTCTATGGGAAGATATTCTTCTCACAACGATCCAGCAGTAGATAGACTTTATGATATGATGCGAACAGCTCCTGATGAGAGAACTCGCATGGCTTATCAGAAGGCTATTGACGAGATGGAAGGTAGAAGATACTAATCTCGTC